GGACAGTTGAAAGATGAAGCTCGTGCTGAAATCAAAGTGTTGCTTGGTAAAATCCGTGTTTTTACAGGAGCTCCAGTTGACTGGTCAGTTGTTGTGCGTATGTATTTATTGTCGTTTGTTAAGGTTGTGCAGGAAAATCGAACATTGTTTGAGGCTGCTCCAGGTTGTGTGACGCAATCGTTGGAGTGGGAACAGTTTCGAGATTACTTGGTAGCTCATGGTGCTGATCAGATTATCGCAGGAGACTACGGTAAGTTTGATAAGAAGATGACTGCGCAGATGATTCTTGCAGCATTTGATGCTATTATTGGGATCCTGAAGTTTGCCGGTTGGTCATTGGAGGAGTTGCTAGTTGTTTATGGTATTGCCGAAGACACTGCTTATCCTTTGATCAATTTCAATGGTGATTTGATTATGGTCTATGGGTCGAACCCTTCGGGGCATCCGTTGACCGTGATTATTAACAGTATTGCAAATGCGTTGTATATGCGTTACTGTTACATTGAGTTGAATCCTGCTCGTGAGTGTTGGTCGTTTAAGTTGTATGTTAATTTATTAACCTATGGTGACGATAATGTTATGGGTGTGAGCAAGCTTATTCTGTGGTTTAACCATACTGCTATTGTCAAGGTTTTGGCCTCCATTGGTGTAGAGTACACGATGGCGGACAAGGAGAGTGAATCTGTACCTTTTATCAACATTGCAAATGTGTCGTTTTTGAAGCGAGCATGGAGATGGGATGCTGATGTGGGTGCATGGCTGTGTCCGTTGGAGATTGAATCTATTCATAAGATGTTGTGTATCAATATCCCAAGTAAGACTATTTCTCCACAAGCTCAGATGATGTCCGTGATGAACAGCGCAGTGCGCGAATGGTTTTATTATGGGCGTGAGACGTTCGAAGCGGAGCGGACTTTCCTTTTGGAAGTTGTGCAGGAATGCCACCTAGAGCAGCAGTTAGCGATGACCCCGTTTCCAACGTGGGATCAGCTGAAGGATACGTTCTGGCGTGCGTCTGAGGGTATATCGACCGTGCGTTTGGGTGAGTACAACAGTCACCCGGCTTTGCCAAAGCCATCTGTTGTAAATGTGTAGTGATCTGTGACGATCATTTTTCTATGTTCTTACGTTTTCGTTAAGTGTGCCTACATGTTTTAACTCGCGTGTCTTACACGCTCGCCTATTTAGGAGTGAGGGTTCAGAGTGCCCGTAAAGTTCATATGCGTTTGCGTGTTTAAGGTAACATGCCTTTGTATTTCAAAATTTCCTTACTAAATGTCCTAAATGTTATCCGGTTGCCAATCCGGAAGAAAATGGTAA